ATCTTTCCTGCGGTGTCGGATTATTTGCAACGGTATTTTCACCAGACCACGAAGGAAACGACGGTGAAGGGTCGCACGTCCGACTATTTCATTCTGGCGGACGCCAACGATGCCGACAAGAAACCGCTGGATTTCGTCGGGCTGAATTTTGTCTCGGACGTGTATCTCAAGCAACCGCTAGGTAAGACACGTCTCGGTTACGAGTATGAAATATCGTTTCCATTGTCTCCCATCGTCACGTCCGACATGGCGTGGTTCGATGGGTTGCCCGATCTGCGGGCGTTCTACACGCCGCCCGCCACCGACCCCGCGCCGCCCGCCACCGATCCCGCGCCGCCCACCGTCGATCCGGCAAACGATCCGGCGGTGGAACAGTCCGAACCCGCCAAGCGTCGTCGCCACGGTTGACAACAAAGAACCGGCAGGGTATCCTGCCGGTTCTACTTTCGGGCTATTCGACTTTACGGACGGTGAAGCAATTCACCGTCCGCTTTTTATGCCCTGCTGAAAACCGCGAGGATGCCCAAGCCAACCTGAAACCAGCCCGCAAGGGTTGTCGGAAACGTCATGGTGGACACGGACGTTGCGATGACGGGCGCGGCGGCGGCAAGCCCGGCAAGCGTGCTGCCAAGCGATCCAAGCACGTTGTTAGCGGAAAGCGATGCCGGGGGCACGGGCGGCGAATTGACGGTTGTGGACATCTTTCAGTTCCTCTTTCACGATTGACAGTTCCATTTGAAACCGGATCATTCTACGATCCAACGACCAGATGTAATACAGGCACACCAGCGAAATCACGGACGACAACGCGGGCGGCACCATTGCTGCTAGGTCCAAAATTTCAGCGCCGCCCAATTTATGTCCCTTTCCTTAATATTTAGAAAATGCGGACAGCACGTTTACGTGACGCTCGATCCGACTCGCATGGCGTCTGACAAAGCCCCGGCACGCTTGGGGAGCTGCTTCGCCCATAGCGATTGTAGCATTTCATCCGCTGCGGTTTCGTAATCACCGTTCGCAATGGCCGCAATCGCCAAATGGAATTGCATGAAACCATCGTATCCAAGATTGTAAACCATATCCTCGACAACGTCTTGCCGGGTACTATCAAGCGCACGGAACCAATCAAACAGGTTCAACCGTTGCCGGTTCGCGTCCAACTGACATTGCAGCATGGCGCTTGCCTGCGCCATCGTAATGCCGGCTTCCAGATTGGTGCCGTAGCCTATGGTCCGGTGTCCCGTCGTGTCGGTATAGACGTGTGATCGGAACCCTTCCTCGGTCTGCAACCGCGTCAATCCTGCCGGTGTCATAGTTCAACCCCTTTCGCCACGCTGCGAACCGCTTGTTTGGGCGACATGCCGAAAGCAAGATCGGCAACGCCTAGAAACACCAGCACGAGAACGATAAAGAAAACGAACAATCGCAAGGCGAAATTAGATAGGGAACCGACGCCTAACTGATTGAGCAACCACGTTCCCCATGTTGGCGCACCCGACGCGGCGCTTGTCTGCGACGTGGTGCCACCCTCGGTCTGCGATGGTGACGAATTGCCGGCTGCACCCGCTGTCCCGTCCGCTTGCTGCGCGATGCCAAGCACGTACTGTTGTCCCGCTGTCAGGTTGCCAGACAGGTCTTTCGGCAGCGTGCCATAGGCTTGCAGCGACGATGTCCACGATCCTAGCTTGTTGTATAGTTGCGTAAGATACGTTCCCGCACCGGAAATGCCCGAATACGGATCGTTGACGTTGATACCATACTGCGCGGCGGTTGACGGGATGAACTGTCCAATGCCGCCACCGTTTCCGGCCTGTGTTCCAAGCGTGCTTTCCTGATAAAGTTGTGCTCCCAATAGACCAGAAGGGATGCCGAGGCTCTGCTCCGTGTTCTGGATGAACGCGGCAAACGGACTTCCCGAAATGTAATTCTGGATGAAACTACCCGACACGTCACGTCACCGTGTAAGTGATGTAACCACCACCACTTTCGTCGCCTAGCGCCGCCATCGCGTCCGCAGTCTGGTATGACGCCGCCTGTATTTGTGACAGCGCCGCATTGGCTTGTGCAACGATCTGTCCGATTGAAGCGTCAGCCGACGAACCCGCCGCGCATCCCATGCAACCACCGCAATTGCAACCTTGTCCCGGCAATTGCAACGGTGGGATGCCCAACGATTGCAGCGTGGGACCAGCAATCGACAACGGTGCCGATCCCGACGCTTCGCCGGGAGGCTCATACGCCGCGTCAGGCGACACGTAGGACGATGCAAACGACCGATTGAGCAACCACGCGAGCAACGCGACCAGAAACGCCACCGTGGCGACCTCGACCCATTGCCGACGCGATAGATGCTTGTCGGACGGTGCTGCCACTAGAAGATACTCGCAATCGCACCGATGGCGGAACCTAGCAACCCGTTTGTGGATTGCGTTTTCTGCACGCTGGCAGCGTCGCCCGCAATCTGTGTCACGGAATTGGCTTGCGCCTCAATCGCCTGATACCCGTATTGTGCTTGCTGAATGGCAACGTTCGCAGCGTCAGCCGCCTCTTGTTGCTGCAACGCCGCGTTGGCCTGCGCGATGGTGACGGCGCTGTTGTCGGCAGCAATCGCGGTTGTTACCTGCGCGCCGGAAATAATGCCAGCGGTCTGCACCGACGCTTGATCGTTCAACCCGGTGACATCGACTGTTCCGGCGACGTTTTGCTGGTTGATGTTTTCCTGCGTTTGGTTCGTGTTCGTGGTCGCATACAGTTCCGCTTGTAACTGTTGCTCTTGCACCGTCGCTTGTAGTTGCGCGACATCAAGACTTGTCTGGTTGTTGCTTTGCAGCGCCGTAAGTTGTGCGGATATCTGGTTCTGTTGCGCCTGCTGCGCGGCGGCGGTTGCTTGTTGCTGTTCCGAATACTGCAATTGCGCGGCGTCCATTGCCGCCTGATCGGACGAAGCGCCAGCGGTTGACGAACCGCCGCTAGAGCGTGTGAGGAAGATGATAGCGGCACCGGCAACGAAAATGCCGCCACCGACTTCCCACGGGTGTTCTTTGATCCAATCAATAATTTTCACGATGTCGGACCGATGTTGTAATAAAGCCCGGTGGAAGGATCAAAGAAAAGATCGGTTTCGTGTGGCATCGTGATCTGCGGGTCTTGCGTAAACCCGCCGCCCGTAAGACCGGACGGATCACCAACATTAAGCGGATACTGCCCCCAAGCCCGAAATGCGGGGGGAACCGGCGCGATGTCGGTTGCGAAATGCCCGATGCCCTGGAACGCAAACGGCTGGATAAACTCATAGTTGCCGGTCTGCACCGGCGCGTCGCCCGGTGGATTCAACACGTTGCCAGTATCGAACGACACGCTTCCCTTGCCGTTCAAAAACTGGAACCATCCAACCGCGAACGTCGAAAGCTTCGCCATGACACGGCAACCCTTTCAAACGAAATTAGGCGACGAACTGACCGGTGTCCTGATAGGAACCAATGCCGAGGTTGCCGAGACTGCCAAGCCCGCCGCCGGCACCCGTGATGGGCGACGTTGCGGCCTGGATGTCAGATGCCAGACCCGACGATGCCGCTTGGATGACACCCGTTGTGTTGGCCTGTTTCGACACGATGACGGAAAGGATCGCCAGCCCGATAATCGCGGTGACAATGCTTGTGATCGTATCCAGCGTTTCACGGCCCATCGTCAAACCCCTTTGATAAGTGCGGAAAACCCGCTGCTGTGGTCCAGGATGATGACAAGAAAGATCAACACCAACAACGCCATTGAAACGTCCCGCATTTCCGGGATGTAACCAAGCATCGCAACGATGATGATGGCGCCGGCCCATTTCGCAAATGGATCGGTGCCGGTGAATACTTCCTGTTTCAGCAACGAACCGGCCGCGATCAGATTAGCGGAACCTAGATAATCCAGATATGCCAACGCGCCGCCAAGAGCTATCAAGAAGTATGCCACGCTAATACACCATTGGCGTGTCAGGGGTTGCGCCGTAGGGGTTCGTCGTCCCCCCTGGAACCGAGGGTATCGTTGCCGGCTTATATCCTGATCCCATCGATGTGTTGAATATCTTCTTCCATTGCGGTAGATCGCCACGCGCAATGACATAGATGATAAATGACACGATCAGAAAGAATGACCAGGATGTGGACCAGCCCGGCATCGTTCAACCCGTTACTTTCGCAATCAGGTTCGTGGCGGGATACTTTGTGCCTGCCCATGATCCGACGAAAAAAACGATGAACAGGACGACGATCCACGGGATGTGTCGCATTGCATATCCTCCAACAAGCAGACCGCAGCGCCGATCTGCCACAAGATCGCAAGCAGAATTGCCGCAATCAACGCAAGCATGAGATACCGTTCGTCATGTGATGTCATTCACGAATCGCCCCCAATGGCGCGCCAGAACAAACACCAGAAACGCAACGCCAACGAACTGCCACGTCTTGAAATTCAAAGGCTGATTGAGGAAATGCGACGTTGCCGTGCCGACTTGCACCGCAATCGTGCCGCCCGGTGGCATGTATGCAGCCTGCGAAAGCGGTGACGAAGCGGCGTATGACATCGTATCGTTTCCTTAGAAACCCTTGCGGGCGGATGCATACGGGGGTTTGCACCCGCCCGCGATGGGCAATTTTGGCACCTTTCCTGCGATCAGGTGCCGCCCATACCCGCCGCCGCCGCCATATACTGCACGGGACGGAGCAATTCAGTCGTTATCATGCCGACCGCCGATGTCGCGGACGTTGGCGTAACCTGCAACTGTAGCGCCGGATACTGGTCGATATCCAACGGATGCTGTCTCGTAATGAGCGCATAGGAACCAGATGGGAACGAACTGTTCAAAATCTGCCGCGTGATACGATCCAGTGTGATCGGATCATACTGCTTCACGATGGCATAGTTGGATAGAACAAGCGCGATGGTGGAAATGTCAGTTCCCGCGTTCAATGCTGCATTGTTGTCATAGACGAAGTATGTACCTAGCATCTTCGAGAATGTCGGGAAATTCCACGACGACTGCTGGTTCGCGGCAAACGTCATGCCGGAATTTGTTTCGGTGATGAGATACGCCGTGCTGATGTCCTGTTGCGGCAGGATTGGCGTGCCCGTGGTGGGATCAGACGGAACATTGTTCCAATAATCCTGCCAGACCGTTACGGTGCAACTGGTGATGGGCGATGTGGCGACGGTGGTACCGCCCGTTGCCAGACGATAGACCAGATTGAGCGGATCAGCGGCGGGCAACCCGATGGGGTTAGGGTTGATGGTGATATTGAGCGTGGTGGACTGGTTGTTCGTGCCAAGCCACAACCCGCCCGCCATGTTTTGACCGAGATCGACCATGATCGGGATTTCGAACACCCGTGTCACGGTTGTCGTGCCGGATGCCGCGATCTGCGGCGCGACGTTAGACGCGACGTTACTGCCATACCCGGAAACGCTGTCACTCGTGAAAGCAGCCCCCGGTATCTGCCTGTATTTCGCAGCTTCGACGAACCCGAACGATCTGCCCGACGCATTATGCCGTGGATTGCCAGTGAAATCGGTGAACGTAACGTTGGAAAGCAGATTGTCCACGCCAAACCCAATTTCGTTCGCGACGTGCGAAGAATCAGTATTGGAGAACGTTGCGGTTACTTCCACAAGAAAGCGTCGCAGGAAGCCAATCTGCAACGGATTGACCGTGAACACGTTGTTGCCCGTGGCAACGTTCGTGAACGTCTTGGATGCAACTTTCTGGAAGATCGGCTTCGCATTGCGGAAAATGAGTTGTCGCGCATAGGCGTTCTGTTGCGCCGGCGTCATTTTTGCTTTGCTGCCGGAACCAGCCGCGCCTGTTGGGATCATACCCGTTCCGCTGGCGGAACCTGCGACGCTACCCGACATTATGTCTTATCCTTCTGTTGCGTTATTGCGAAGGCGGTTTCGGCATCATTGGCCCGAAAGTGTGAATCACGAAACCGAGCACGAAAAGCCATAGCGCCAGCGTGACCCAATTGAGCGGGTTCGCCATCATGTCCAGATTGATGAACCGATTGTTCATCCCATCGCACCGAAGCGGACAACGTTGCCGGAATTGTCGGTTGTGACACCAGATGCAACACCAGCGCGCGCGGTTTTCTTGCGAACGAAATGACTACCGACGCCCATCACGACCCATAGCAACGCCACCATCAACCAGATGGTGATTACGTTCGGAACGTTCCATGACAGGACGTTTTCGTTGCGATCCGCCATCGATCCGCGTTCCCCATAGGGTTGATGCGGCACCGACCCTAGATCAACTTAGACTGTTAACGCAACCCCTATTAGACTGCCCGGTGGTGGACGCGCAGCGCGCTATCCAATCGCGCGAGAGTGTGTTCGATCGGTTGCGATGGTTTCAGATACGAAACCGCGCCTTTGGATACGTCATAATAGTAAGAATGGTATTCTTCCGGCGCTTTCCATTTTATCGGAAAGTTTTCGTTGAAACGTTTAATGTCGTGAATTGTTTGCAATTGGAACACACGATAAAACGATGATTGTGACCAGATAAACGGATCAATCCAGTGAGCACGCTG